AGACCAGGCTTCCCCAAGATCGTGGTCTAGCCAAACAGATGGGTCACTCCATGTGTCAAGGTTTTCTTGTAATGATGGCATTAGAACATCTCCATATAGTCAAAATCTTCTTTACGTGCAACATAGGTAGTCTCAAAGTCTAGGGACTTGCTCCACACAATGATTTCTGGCACTAGTGGGTGCATACGATAGCCAAACTGCTCTAGCTGTTTAACTATCTTATCGTCATACTGCACTAGGAATAGTGGCTCATCGCTATCCCATTCCATCTCATGGTCTGGGTTGCCTGTGCATGCCAAGGTAGTTGGCTTATTTCTTTTAAGTAACTGCATGTATTAATTATATAGGCTAGTAGCCCACATGTCAAGTCTATCCCCAGACATTTTCGCTTGGAGCAGGCTTCTTGGCCTGTCCTTCGACAAGCGGAACGATGTCACGGATATGCAACGGATCTTCTTGTAGCCAGTCAGTGCCATCCAGCTTGACAGTAAGCATACGAATAATCTCCATATGCTTCTCATCTTTGCCGTCAGCAAGGCCATGGGCATAACCCATGTCATATGCCTTCTGAACCAGCTCTAAATTCTTTTTGTTTGATATCATTAATTCTTGCCCACAACATAGTTAAAGAAGTGCTCCATGAATGTCTGTCTACTTACAATAGAATCTGGGACATGCAAGAATGCACCAGTAGAGGTTTTCTTTGGGCCGTGGCTGTCCAGGCTATTCTTAAAGTGTTCGTTAATTGCTGCATAGCTTTTGGTTGAAAAGCCACAGCTGCAGCCATATGTATATCTTTTAGTCATAATACAAGTATACTCCGATCGAGGAGTTTTGTCAATGGGTATGTGTTAGTCTGTTGGCCAAATGGTTGGCGGAACGGTTTCATTACAGGTATAGCAGTAGTGTGAATACCCCTGATTGTCCAGTCCCCCGAGAGCAATCTCCTCATTCCTTGCTCTCTGGATCATAGTAGGTGTAGGGTAGCCATAAACTACCTTTACCAGCTCGTTATTACATACTGAACAATTAATCATGTATATAGTATATCAGAAAAAGAATAAATAGGCAAGCAATTATGGTATAAATTCAAACTTTTTATTTTTTGTAAACCACATTGGCAGAGAGTATCTATCCTCAGTGATAGGAAAGACTTCGTGCCTGTCTTCCTTGGACTTAAAGATTATTAGGTCTCCCACCTCTGGAGTTATGCCGAAGCCAGCATCTGGAAATGATATCATACCGTTGCCATCGAGTGTGTTGAGATACAGCATAGCAGTGTATTCTAGCTGGTCGTTGATTCCTCCAGGTACCCCGTCCTTGTGAGGCATAAGCCTGCCACCAGAATGTTGTTTAGAGAGGAACCAGGATGTTAGGTACGTCTCTCCGTCAAGCATCCTGTTGGTCTTCTCAAAGATTCTAATAAGATTATCTTTAATCTCTGCTGCTGGATCAATACTGTGTATTGCCTGGTGAGGAAGCTCTTCATCGTAACCGAATCTCATCATCCATCTGCTACGATCAGCGTTGTATACAAACCTAGATAGTTTGCCATCTATGAATGAGATGATTGGTTCAGCTTCCTTGGCTGATATAAAGTTCTTTATAATTTGAATTGACATTGTATTATATTTTAACATAAGTCCCCCCAGTAGGACTTGAACCTACGACCTTAGAATTAGAAGTTCTCTGCTCTATCCACTGAGCTATGGGGGGGTGGTCTCTCGGGTGGGACTCGAACCCACACTCCTTGCGGACCCAGATTTTAAGTCTAGTGCGTCTACCATTCCGCCACCAAGAGGTACTGCTATCTGGACTCTTTGAACTTCTTGAGCCTGTTGCAGTTTGCACAGATAAACAAGAGCTGGGCAATCTTTAGCTTAGACTTCTCGTAAGTTTCTTTGTCTGTAATGCCCTTGATGATAGCATCTACATTAGTTCCATCAACTGGATCTAGTTGGCTAGAGTGGAGCATCTGGTTACAGCCCACACATGGACGCTTTAGCTTGTAGTTCTCTACATACTTCAGTGCTTTTTCTTTAAATTCTTTAGACATATTTTCTCCTTGTATAAAGTATATCATCGGTGGATTAACGTGTCAAGCACTATTTGTGTTCGTGATATATTTCTGCATCATGGATAATGTATACCCCGTCATAGCCACGGTCTTGAAAATTCTGGCAGACAACAACGGTATCACAATCAAACTCTCCTGTGACCGTATTGATGTATCCATATCGAACGCCCTCACGAAAGGGTTCAGCCCTGTACAGACATATGCCATTAGATGTAGAGTAATACTTATCGTACGACTTCATCTTGTAGTCATCCGCTATTGGATATATGCCCTCGTCATATTCTGGCTTCTTTCTGGTGGCCCACTGGTCATAAAGTCTCTTATTCCTAATAGTAATACCAGATACGATATCAAAGTCTGGAACAACATTCTTAAAATTAAGAATCTTATCTACAGCATTCATGTCAAACTCCATGTCACTTTCGATCATCATGACATAATCAACAAAGTCAAGGAAGCCAGCTGCCTCTATAGCTTTGTTCCTCGCTATGGATAGATTCTTTACTCGTGTCTCATCTTTGATAGAACCGTAGTCCTGAGTTGCGATGTTCTCTGAGATAATGGATACGCCAGCAAACATAGACCAATCCTTAGCCATGATCTTTTGCTTGGTGCCGTCAGTAGAGTCATTCTCATATAATGATAGGTAGAATTCATACTGGGGGAATGAGTCGACCATTTGAATAAGTTTGTTGTGGTAGGAGTTCATATACTTACTCTCATTCCTGATAATAGAATAGACCAGTACCTTGTCTTTCTTAGAATTGTTACTAGCTATCTTATTCTCCATTGCTGGTTGCTCAACTTTCTTGTTTGCTATTGTTTCTTCAATTGCTGCGATAAAAGATTCCCCAATTTTTTGCCAGTCATATTGCTTAGATAGGTCTAGTGAGTTGGCAGACATCGCACCATATGTCTTAGCATTGCTAAGAGATCTAATTGCCTCTGCCATTTCAGATATATCTTCTGCAATTATCATGCAGCCATTTCTTTCAGGGTCTGAGAACCCTCTTGCCCCTACGTTAGATGCAATTATTGGTAGCCCATAGCTTAATGCTTTCATCATCTTTAGGTGTGTTCCAGATCCAGTCTTCATCGGGTTTATGAAAGCAAACGCATCGGAAAACATCTCCTCCACCTCGTCATTGCTGATACTAATTATCTTGGTAACATTTTTGGATGCTGGTAGATGATCGATGCCGCCTACGCAAGAGCCAGCGATCACAAAGTTATACTCTGGAACTAGCCTGGCTAGCTCTAGCACTCGTTCTGCTGCAATTGTGTTTGGTGGATGACCACTACCAATAAACACAATGTTCTTAGAAGACAGTCCTGTCCCAGCAACCCTGCCCAATACCAAATCATTTCCGTTTGGAATATAGTAAGTTGGTTTGTCAATAATGAAATAAGACTTCATTGCCTCGAAGTCATCCATTGAGCAATAGGCTATCGCAGATGACTCATCGATGATGGTCTTCTCAGTCTCGTTAATTAGTCTGATGTCATCGGAGTTTTTTGGAAACATCTGCTTTGCCAAATTAGTTTCACAATTCTGAGATGAGTAGAAGACTGGAATGTCTATGCCCTTCAGGCCACTGATCAGTGGTGCTGTTGCATAGTGATCTACTACAATAATGTCGTGGGTCTTAGCAAGCTCTGATATCCTTGCACGATAGGTTTTGAAGTACCTCTTGAAGTACGCTATCCTCGTGTCATTGTTTGGTTTCTTTAAGGTGGTCCTACCCCTCGATGCACGAACAACCTGATGTTCTACGGCAACCGATACATGCTCCAGGCTATCAGATATCGAAACAGAGAAGTCTTTTCCCTCCCAGCTCAGTGATAGCAGGGTGACGGTGTGCCTCTTAGACAGAGATGTTAGTAGCTTGACTAGCCTCTGCTTGCCCCCGTGGTCCTCTGAAAATGGCGATGGGGTAGATGATAACACTAATATTCTTGACAATGAAAACTCCTAACAACAAGTGTACCATAATCGTTTATGATATACTTTTTGTAAGATAGGATTATAAATGAAGAAAGCTCTAATCACTGGAATCACTGGACAAGATGGTTCATACCTAGCAGAACTGTTGCTAAACATTGGATACGAAGTACACGGACTAGTTCGTAGATCATCGACTGATAACTTTACACGAATCAAGCACATTCTTGATAATGACAGCCTATTTCTCCACCAAGGAGACTTGACAGACTCTGCGTCAATAACTAATCTTATTAAGATCATTGAGCCAGACGAGATCTATAACCTTGGTGCTCAGAGCCATGTTCAGGTGTCATTTGATACCGCAGAGTTTACTGCTGAGACAGATGCCCTTGGGCCACTAAGAATCTTAGAGGCAATCCGAGTTCTAGGACTAAAGGATAAGACTCGCTTCTATCAGGCAAGCACCTCCGAGATGTTTGGCCTTGTCCAAGAAGTGCCCCAAAAGGAAACTACAGACTTCTACCCTCGCTCTCCTTACGGTGTAGCAAAGCTATATGGCCACTGGATTACAAAGAACTATAGAGAGTCTTACGGTATGCATGCGTCTAGCGGCATTCTCTTCAATCACGAGAGCCCGAGACGTGGAGTAAACTTTGTTACAAGCAAAATCGTTCTTGGTTTAAACAACATTAGTGTTGGAAGACAGGATGTCCTAGAGCTAGGCAACCTAGACGCCATGCGTGACTGGGGACATGCCAAGGACTTCGTATACGCAATGTGGCTCATGCTGCAGCAGGATGCTCCAGATGACTATGTAATTTCTACTGGAGAACAGCACTCGGTTAGAGAGTTTGTTGAGAAGGCTGCAGACTATTTCGGAATGATGATCGAATGGCAAGGCGAAGGATTAGATGAGGTTGGTGTTGATACCATATCTGGTAAGACTATTATTCGAATCAACCCGAAATTCTTTAGACCAGCAGAGGTAGAGACTCTTCTTGGAGACTGCACAAAGGCTTCTACCAAGCTTGGCTGGGTTAGAAAGCGTTCCTTCGCTGATCTTGTAGATGATATGTGTGAGAACACTGCGAAGGTTTTTCCTAATCACCACGGAGAATAATGGATTACGTTTACATCTGTCGTAAAGGTGATAACGAAGAGCTTCGATACTCGATTCGATCTGTTGTTGAAAACCTACCACCTGGAAACATATGGGTTATTGGCTATAAGCCTAAGTGGTACACTGGAAACTTTATTCCAGTTCGAGATACCCAGTATAAGTTTGATAATATAAAGAAATGTATGTCTGCCATAGTGAGCAGCGATGAAATATCTGATGACTTTGTTTCGATGCATGATGATTTCTTTATCACTAAAAAGATAGACTCTGTCCCCGTGCTGCATGGTGGACTGCTAGAAGATCGTGTGTCTCTGTATCAGAAGCTAACCCCAAGCTCGATGTACACTAGGCTACTGGCAAGCACTCATAAGCGACTAGTTAAGCTTGGCATTCCAAACCCCTTGGACTATGACATCCATGTCCCGATGGTCATGAACAAGACACTGCTTGACAAGGTGCTGACCATGCCATACCTAGAAAGATCAAACTATGGAAACATCTTTGGTATCGGTGGATCGATAAGCAATGATGTAAAGGTATACTCGAAGGGAAGGATGAGCTCTAGGTCGTACGACTTTCTGAGTGGGGAATCCTATTTCCTATCCACAGAAGACAGCTCGTTTGAAAAGATTCTTGATATGCTGATGGAGATGTTTCCAAAACCATCCATATATGAAAGTACTGCTAGGTCTAATTAATCTGCAGGTCTCTGGCAGAAGCCTAGGATTGACTCGTACTTCTTATTTGCCTCTTCAAATAAAGAGTCATCTATGTCTGCATCCAATAGGCCCTGATAAAAATCTGTGTCCCTCACGCTGCAGTGCTTTGGGGTAAGGATAAAGCTGTCTGGAATATCAATCTTTGCCTTGTTTGCAATATCAATTACTGCCCAATCCAGATATTCAAAATCGTAAAGATTTATATGCTGTATATTTTCTAAAAAGTTATCTATTGCATTGCAGTAGTCTCGCAAGGTGTCTACTAGCACGTGTTTTATGTTCTTGCTGCTCCCGTGGCGAAGGTATTCCGAATGAGCGATGCAGGATATTGCAGTGTCCCTCGGATTTCTGACAACGACAACCTGAAAGTAACTTCCATCTTTAAGTATCTTATGAAGGTTTGGTGGATTTTTGGCAACTCTCCGATGTCCAATCATATTATCTAGATTAAACTTAAGAAACTGTGATCCACTTCTAGGAAAACTGTTTATGGATATGTTCACATCTTCTTCTTTCTATAGTCTAATAACTATAATACACCATAAGTACTCCAGGATGGGATTGAACCATCGGCCTTCAGTTTATAAGTCTGATGCTCTTACCTACTGAGCTACTGGAGCAGAGTGGGGTGTGTGGGACTTGAACCCACGACCGACGGATTATGAGTCCGCTGCTCTAACCAGCTGAGCTAACACCCCCAAGACTAATGACTAATAAGATAGTCTACAGTCTCGTAAAGATCTTGTAAAGATCCGCCATTATATATCTCTTTGGAAAACTCGTAGTTATCTAAAGAAGTCTCCGATATGTGTCCATTTGCTGCATAAACCCCTGGCTTAGATACCCTCCAGACGGCCCCAGATGCCTCGAGAATCGATTTTGCCTCGTTCTCGAAGCGGACATCTGCAAAAACTACTCTCGGGTATTCTGCGGCTTTTGCAATAGCTTGATTAACCCAGAAATCTTCACCAAATAGTCCACGACCAACCTCTGTACCCATGCGTTGCATCAGGCCACGGACGTCTGGACTATCAGCCTTTACATTCTCCCAACCCAATCCAGCAACGGCAGTAGACAAAGGAACCCCCTGCATGTCAGCGATAGTTACTTTTGGATCTAGAAGAATTAGTGCCTGCCTAATTGGATCTGCAAAAGACACCTTGGTAAATCCATGCTGCTTAACTAGATAGTTGGCAACAGTGTCTTTGCCCGACTGGGCATATCCGCTTAATCCAATAATCACTGTCTTGCTGCCTTCATGGTCTGTGGGAATACTTCTGCTGTCAACTTCTCTACTGCCTTTGCATACTCCTGGATTTCAACCTGGGCATCATGTCCGAGTCGCTGGTCTAGAAAAGTCATTACGCTCTGCAGAGATGCGGTCCAACGCCAACGTACATACATTCCGTATGCTGGCAAGAATAGTCGTGCAATCTCTGGAGCAACGTTGTCATCCATTGCCTGGTGATATAGGCTGGTACCGCTAGCTACAGTTTCGATTAGCTTCTTGAAGTAGAACTGCCCCAAATTTTCGTTGATTGGCTCACCGCTACCCTGCTTACTATTCTCTGGCTTGCTACGCCACTCCTCTGGTCCAGGAATGTAGAACTGCTCATCTTCTGTGATGTAGCGACGAGATGATTCATTCCATCCGTTCTGATCGTCTACGTGACTGGATGAAACAGCATACTTCCACCACTGACGTGCAACGAACAGCGGAGCATAGACTTCGAAAGTCAGTGCTGCGTGTCTGAATGGACTGGTATGACCTTCACGTACCAGGAAGTTGATTAGCTTCTCATCACGTGGCTCAAACTCTGATGACTCTTTATCGTACGATACTCTAGCAGCATTTACTACTGAAAGATCGTCACCCAAAGTGTCTACCAGTCTTACGTATCCTTCGTCTAGAACTTTAATATTAGTCATTTACAAGTGCCTTCAATTCTGGATACTCTAGATACTCTGGATATTCTGCCAAAACTTCTTTTGCAGTCTTAGCAATGGCATCCCAGTTGTCTAGCATTTGTAGCCAGACACCCTCTGGGACAACATTCTTCCACTCACCACCCATATACATGGTAGGAATGTGGGTCTTATCAATAATCGTATAGCCCCACTTGAGACCACCTTCTTCATGCGGTGCGATTAGTATCTCTTGTGGGTCTAAACGAAGTCCTATGCCTTTTAGCTGGCCCTCAATTGGCTCTGTCATGGAGTCTCCTAAGTCTTTTTGTGTACTCTGCTACCTTAGCAGATATCTTTGGTTTTGTAAAGTAGTTCCAGCTATTCAAAAGCCAATGCTTATAAACTGGAATAGGGTAATCAAGAATACCCCACAGGTAGGACCAGTGGCTGGTTGCTCTATGCTTACTCATCGATGGTGATAAGTGGATTAATCTTTTTACGAATAACATCTAGAACATGCTTGATGTAGTACGCATAGTACGGATCTTCATCGGCAATCTTAAAGTATTCCTTTTCAAATTCGTCATGCAGTGCGTGTAGTGCAGCCTCGTAGCCACGCTCATACTCATCTGCGTAGTTGATGTCTGGAATTCTTCCCATCGCTCTATCCAATCAAAGATGTCTCGGTAGGCTACGATCAGGTACTTCTTACCTTCATGCTCTACCTCTGTACCTTGGTACTTAGAAAAGATAACCTTGTCTCCTGGCTCTACTGCCATCTCCATGGTGCTACCGTCTGCAAACTTAGCCCCTGGACCAACAGCAACTACGAGTGCCTCCTGTGGCTTCTCTTCTGCTGTTCCTGCAATGATAAGACCAAACTGGGTTGTCTTCTCTTCTGCCTTTGGCAGCTCTAGGACTACCTTATCTTCTAGTGGTCTAATGTTCATACTAGTACTCATCCTTCTGGTGTGTTACACCGTGCTTATCGTCAATGTATTTGTGAATCTTACGTAGGGCAATTGCCTTAGAAACTGCATAGCCTACAAGAAGAAAGACCGCATTCCAGAAAAACTCTGATATTACGTGGTCTAAGCCAAACATAACTTCTAGTAGACCGTCAATGGAGAACTGCCCATAGGCATGCTCATCTACGTGGTCTTCTAGTTCTGAACTAATTACAGAATAAACTTGATTCATTATTGCCTCTCATAGCTTTTATATATACATTATACATAAAGCTAGGGGCTTTGTCAAGCAGCTATGGCATTAATTTTGTCTGGCTGGAATCCTGCCCAGCTGTCATTACCAGAGATAACTACTGGTGCTGACATGAATCCCATGGCAACAATCTTATCGAATGCTTCCTGGTCCTTAGAGATATCAATGGTTGTATACTCTACCCCGTTCTTGTCCAATAGCTTCTTTGTCTGGTCACATTGGACGCATGCTGGCTTAGTATAAACCGTTGTCATATTATCTCCTCTATAGTTGTAGATCTATTATACAGATTTGTTTAATAGAATATTTTTATTTGTATTACGATTGTATAACAAAGCATTCCTATCTGGACTCGAACCAAAAATAACAGATTCAAAGTCTGTTGTGTTGCCAATTACACCATAGGAATATGGCTTCCAGACAAGGACTCGAACCTCAACTAACAGATTCAGAGTCTGTTGTGCTGCCAATTACACTACCTGGAAAGGGTGCGGTAAGGCAGATCATTACCTTACCTAGTTACAATGGGATTCGAACCCATGCTTCCCCTAGTCATCTGCTGCATACAGTTTATAGACTATGGCGTACTGCCCCTATACTATGTAACTTGTGCTCCTCGTAAGATTCGAACTTACACTGAACGGGTTTTGAAGCCGTTGCCTCTGCCATTGGGCTAGAAGAGCTGGGGTGAGCGAGGGGAATCGAACCCCCATTCTATGGACCACAACCATATGTTCTACCATTGAACTACGCACACAGTGGAAGTGGTCAGATTCGAACTGACTTAGGTGCACCCAACGGTTTTACAGACCGCCTCGCCTCTCCAACTGCGACGCACTTCCTTATATTTCTCTATTTAGTTATCAGTACCAATAGCAAGATTCGAACTTACAACCCCCTTCTTTCGTAGAGAAGTGCTCTTCCGTTGAGCTATATTGGTTTGGTCTAGATAGCAGGGATTGAACCTGCGACCTCCTGTTCCCAAAACAGGCGTGATACCGCTTCACTATATCTAGTTAAATGTTACATCATCTCTATTTAATTGTCAAGCCCCTTGCTTAAGAATCGAACTTAAACTAATTGTTTTGGAGGCAATTGTGCTACCACTACACCAGCAAGGATTGTTAGGAGTTAACTATCTTTTGGTATTGTGTTAATTGATTTGATTGATTGTAACTATATTTATAAGGGAGCTGTTACTTGCTCTGTTGGAGACTAGCCTGCGGCCATGAGTACGCCAAGCTAGGTCGCTGATGCGACTGCTGGTCATAATACTTCATAGTTAACTCCATAGATATATTGTAGCACATAGTTTAAGATCTGCCAAGCTTTTTATTTAAATTGTTTACAAAGCCAAAGAAGCCAAGGCTGTCGATGTCTGCTATTGCCTTTATGTCTTTTGGCAAGCAGTGACCACCAAACCCTAGCTGGCCATCATCTGGACTTGGCACCAGGGTGTGTCCAAGACCAATTCTAGAATCAGCACCTATAGCCTTCCTAACCTCATCGTAAGGTACTTTATAATTATTGCAGATCTCATGTATTGCATTAAACATGATTACCTTAGTGGCTAATGCTGCGTTAGATGATAGTTTTATTATTGATGCTTCTTCGTGAGATACGAAGAACGTGTCTCTAATCCATGGGTACCCGAGATCTCCCAGCAATTCAAAGAAGGCATTGGTCATGCTGATGGCTCCCCCTAGCACAATCCTAGAGGCTGGGTCACGCTGACTTTTAAAGTCATGATGGTCCATGAACTCTGGGAAAATAATTAGGTTATCTCCAAAGAGGTGGGCCAGCTCCCTGGCCTTATCTGGATCGATAGTGCTTCTGACTACCACAAGGTTCTTGTAGGAGCTTAGATATTCTAGGACAGAGTCCAGGTCTCTGTAATCTCTCGGCCCTTGCTGAAGAGTATCTACACAGATAATCACATGGCTATAGCTACTTGGGTCATCAATTACCATGCCCATGTATGGATCGTGAAAGTCTATGGTTGCTGATGGTAAGCTTCTTGCTGTTGCCTGGCCTACGTTTCCTTTACCAATAATTAGCATGTTAGACATTCTGGGCTACCCAATCCTCTAGAGATACATTTGGCTTCCACCCAAAGACATCCTTAAACTTAGAGGAGTCGGACAGTGTGTGCCTAGCTTCCCCTATTCTTTCTGGGATGCTGGCAGTGTTATCTGATATCATTTTGGCAACATCATTTATAGAGTACGAGGTTTCATAGCCTACGTTATAGGTATCCCCGAATGCCCCCTCCCATGGAACAGAGAATCCTGCCCTGTAGCATGCGTCCACAATATCCGAGACATGAGTAAAGCTTCTTGTCTGATGCCCGTTACCCACTATGGTAAGCGGCAAATTTCTTTTGGCCTGGAGAAGGAATAGGCCAATTACTGTTGCGTACTTGCCTCGCAATGGCTGACGCTCACCGTAAACATTAAAAAATCTAAGAGAGACTGTTTCCATTCCAGATACATCATGCATTGCATTGCACATGAGCTCACCAGAGAGCTTGCTTGATGAGTATGCGTTTAGGCAGTCTGAATTCTGAGATTCCACATTTGGAATATCGTTATTACCATAAATAGATGAAGATGATGAGAATACAAACCTTTGCACCCCTGCCTCTGCGGAACAACGAAGGACATTTTCTGTACCAACAATGTTTGTTTCTACTACAGAATGTGGGCTGGCAATTGCTGGCTGTATTCTGGAGATTGCTGCCAGATGGTAGACAACCTCTATTCCATCATAGAGATGCCTAGTTGCTTCATAGTTAGCCACGTCTAGCTTGTGGT